ATAAGTTTAAGGATTCAGTAATTCAAGGGCAAATCATTCAAGCAGCTGTAGAGCTTGAGGCACTACCTGAAGCAACTGGTGATATTGCGTTCTTAGCTAAAGCTAAATTTGCATTAGATGAAAGCGGCAAAGCGGTTGCTGTTGATGAAAACGGTGAAGTGATTATTGGCAAAGATGGCCAAACACCGCAGACCCCAAAAGAGTGGGTTGAATCCCTACGCGAGCAAAAGCCTTACTTCTGGCCAAAAGCAAACGGATCTGGTGCACCAGGTAGTTCCAATACAAAAGGTCAGGTCGACATCCTCAAAGCCGATGGCTCGGTGAATCTCACCAAACTTGCGCAATTACGAAATGACAATCCGCAGCTGGCCAAAGAGCTTGCTGCAAAACACGGTATTAAATTTTAATTAAGGAGAAGGCCAAATGGCTGCAACTACTATTTCTGATGTAATCGTTCCAGAATTATTCCTACCATACGTTTTAAACAAAACTGCAGAGAAATCTGCATTATGGCAATCCGGTATTGTTGGTGAGCTAGACGAAGAAATTGCCTTTGGCAGCGATGGCGGTAACACCGTCAACATGCCGTTCTGGGATGATTTAAAGGGTGAGTCTGAGGTGCTTACAGAAGGTAAGGCTCTAAGTGTAAATAACATTACTGCCGGTAAGGATATTGCAATCCTTCATGCGCGTGGTAAGGCATGGGGAGCCAGTGACCTCTCTAAAGCTTTATCCGGTGATGATCCACTGGGTGCGGTGGGTGATCTGGTAGCTAATTACTGGGCACGTGAGTTCCAAGGCTTTACCGTAAATACGCTTAAAGGTGTGTTTGGTGCTGCAAGCATGGAAGGCAATGTGCATGACATCTCGGCAGGTGCTGGAGCAGCAGCTGTGATTGATGGGCAGTCTTTTGTTGATGCGTCATACAAGCTTGGTGATGCGGTCGATAAATTAACGGCGATTTCAATGCATTCATTCACTATGGCTGCATTATCTAAACAAGGCCTGATTGAAACGGTCCGTGATGCTGACGGCGAATTGCTCTATAAAACCTTTATGGACCGACGTGTCATTGTTGATGATGGCATGCCTGTGGATGGTGATGTATTCACGTCATTCCTGTTTGGCCAAGGTGCGATTGGCTTCCAGGATATTGGTGCACCGGTTGGCGTAGAAACAGACCGTGACAGCTTGGCCGGTACTGACATTCTGATTAACCGCCGTCACTTTGTATTGCATCCACGTGGCATCAAATGGGCGGGTGCTACCGGTATTGCACCGAATAATACTGGTCTCGCCCAGGGCACAAACTGGGAGCGTGTATACGATCCTAAACAGATCCGGATCGTGGCATTTAAGCACAAGATTAAATAACGAAAAGGCGGATAATCCCGCCTTTAGTATTTTTGCCTTTCGGTAATTACAGGAAGGCAGCCCAAAACCATATTTGGAGATCCTCACATGGGACTTTCATCATTTAACCGAGCACGGGAACGACAAATGACACAACAAAAAGTGAATGAACTTGAAGAGCAACTGGCAGGCGTGAAGGGTGAGTTTATTGCATTCAAAAATGATCCTGATGCAATGAAAGCGCGTATTGCCGAGCTTGAAGCCGGTGCAGGTGACCAGAATCAAACGGGTGCTGGTGATAACCAACCTTTAAATGATCAGCAGAATGCAGGTGATAACCAGGAACAGAATAAACCTGTTGATCATTCATCTCTGAAGGTAGATGAAATCAAAGCAGTATTAACCGAAAAAGGCATTTCATTTGAAGGTGTTACCCGTAAAGACGACTTGCTGGCACTTATCCCTCAAGAGCCTAAGGAATAATCCATGAGCTTTATCACTGAACAAGAAGCGATTGAACATGTAAAAGGCTTTGATGCTTTATCTGCCAGTGATAAGGCTGATTATTTGCAAAAGGCCGAAACCTATCTGATCGCCCGTAACGTGAAACCATATGAAGATGTGACACAAGTGCCTAAGACACTAAAAACAGCCTCATACGAGATCATTAAGGGCATCATAAAGGGTGAGCTCTACATAGGGCTGGAACAGGCCTTAAAACGTAAAAAGGTTAAGGCTGATTCGGTTGAATCGGAAAAGGAGTACCAGGATGGATCAGTAAAGTTGAATGCCACTGAGCAATACATTCTGGATCTGATTAAGCCATTCACCAAACGTTCTTCAGTATTCTTTATCCGGAGGATCTAATGGGCTTACGTGACGAGCTACAGGCAGATATTGCCGAGGCGTTTAATGAAGATCTGGCAGATGCCATTCAAACGTTTTCATGTGAGCGGATCATCAAAACTGATTGGAATCCTCTGACTGAAACGCATAAAACGCTTAAAGAGAACTATTCTGGCCGTGGTGTGCTGTTTGGTTCATACAATCAATATGAGATCCAGACGTTGGGAGTCTTAGCCACCGATAAAAAGGCGGTTGTTCTGCAGAATGAAGTAACCATGGTACCGAAAATTGATGATGAGTGGTTTACACCCCTTGGCAAGTTTAGAGTCATGCATATTCAACAAGATTCATCCAGTACAATTTGGAAATGCCAGTTGAGGAAGGTTTAATAACTTGATCTAATGTGGCCATAAAATGAGGAGGGGATATGTTTAAGACTAAACTAGAAAAGAAAATACGAAAGATCGGTGTGTTTTTCATCTTGGCATTTTCAGCTTATTTGTTTTTAGCCTTTTTACTTTTAAGTAAATATCCACTAAATCATTATGAGTTCGACTTAGTGAAATCATATGAAGTTTTAAAAGACGGTTTGACTCTTGTAGCTACATTTCTTGCTTCTGTAGTGGCTTTTGTTTTGTTTAGCCATTGGAGCGAGCAGCATAGTTTAATTCGGAATGAAAGAGACATTATACAATTACTTAAAGAAGCAAATGACATAACGAATGTTGTAGAGGATATACAAGATTATATAACAAGCTATTACGAACGTGGTCTTACTGTTGAAGAGCTTACGGAGTATGAGAAAAGAGTAGAAGACTTATTACCAAGAATATATAAACACAGTGACGACTTAAAAGATTCTGGAAAAAATTTTACAAATAATGAATTTCATAATGTTTGCTATAAGATGCACCAAAGACAACTTAATTTGCTATACAGAATACTCGCTCTTGTACAAACTTGTAAGGATTTGGAAAACTCTAAGATTGATCCAAATAATCGGGAAAGTTTGTCCGATTTAATTTATCAAGAACAAATGGTTAGTGCTCGCTACTTTAAAGCTGTGGAAACTTATACATTATATAGTGAGGAAGTTAAACCCCAGATAGAAAAGCTCGCTGACGAGCACAGGATTAAATAAATACAGGCCCACTTCGGTGGGTTTTTTATTGGAGTAATTATGACTTGGACTACACATGAGATTTACGACAGTGTGCAGGTGGTACCTGATGATGATCTGAAACCACACACATTTTTTCATTGCGAATGCCATCCCGATTATAAGGATGGCATTTTTATTCATTAATCATTTGATGGACGTGAACTCACTGAAACGTCATTACCAAGTTAACAGGAGATCCCATGGTAAATACAAACTATGTGCCTGAATGGTATATGTCACCATTTCAGCATATTCAATATACGCTGGCCCGCAATCAGATCCACATGGACCTGTTATTCGATGACATGCAAGAGGCGGATCAATTCCTTGCTATCAAAGGAGCAGCTGCTCAAGTTGATTATTACCAGGAAGGGACTTATGCAGTCGTTCAACTTGGCGAGACTTCGGGGCGAGATCTCATTGAAGTGTATGGGCTGCTTTTGCATGAAGCGGTGCACGTCTGGCAGCGAGTTAAAACACTAATGGGTGAGCGTGAACCGAGCACTGAATTTGAAGCTTATTCAATTCAAGCGATCGCTCAGGACCTCTTCGAGATGTACCAGGCAAGTGAGGTGAAGGATGGGGTGGAAGGGTAAAAAGCCAACTGAATTCGCCGTGCAGATCGTCAGCGATTCAGAACAAAATGTAAAAAATATTGTGATGGATACGGTGCAGTCCTTGGTCGTTTCCAGCCCAGTCGACACAGGTGCATATCGTGCTTCACACATTGTTTCTATCGGATCTGCTGATATGGGTGTTCGTGAACCTGAGGTAAATGCCAATCAGGATGCTGCAGTCCAAGCGGTTAAAATCAAGCTGGGTAATCTGGTCTATATCCAGAACAATCAGCCTTATGCTGAACGTCTGGAAAATGGCTGGTCAGATCAGGCACCTCAGGGCATCTATAGCACCACATTTAACTTTATCTCTCAAAAGTACGGTGGCTAATATGGCAATGACACTTGAACAAGCAAGACAAGCCATCATTGCTCGCATGCAGGGCTTTACTGGTATCGATCAATCGCGGATCCAGTATCCGAATGCACCAGAATTTAAAGTGCCTAAAAATGGCCTGTGGTGTCGTTTAACGATTGCTGGTGGATCAAGCTTTATTTCAGGTATAGCTGACAAGCCATGCACACGGCGAACCGGCAATATCATGATTCAATGCTTCGACCGGCAGCATACGGGAGAGAAAGCGATTACCGAACTCAGTGATGCATTACTGGCTCATTTCGAGTATTTCAATATTGATCATCTTGAGTGTTTGCAGGGGCAGTCGATCAATGCAGGCAAGGATAGCGATTTCATCCAGTTCAACGTAACGATCGGCTATAAAGTAAATTGAGTAAAACAAAATAAGATTTATTGAATGGTCGCCTAAGGGCGATTTTTTTATTTTTAACTACCACCGCATCGGTGGTTTTTTTATGTCTATAGGAATCACTTATGAGCAATTTTGTTTTTAAGCGCGGTGACACCTTTAATCTGGATTTGCAGCTTGTCGATATGAGCGAGGCTCTGCAATTCCCGCCTGATGATGTCCGCCGTGCGATTAACCTGACAGGTTATGTATTTACATCTCAAGTAAAAGAGCTGCATACCGGTGCTGCCGTTGCAACTTTAACCTGTACTGTATTAAATCAGGCTACACAGAAAGGCTGGTTAAAGGTGACGTCTGGGGCAAGTACTTCAGCGTGGCCTCTGGGACTAGTCCAGATGGATCTTAAAGCTGTGGGTGGTGGTGTAACTCAACATTCTGAAACTTTGATGTTTCTGGTAGCTGATGGAGTAACAGCATAATGGCCAATCTTGTTTTTAAGTTCAATTGGGAGCATCGACCTTTTCCCTATAATGCCGCACCTGGTAAGTTACAATTTATGCTGCCTTTTGCCTCTGGTATTCCGAATCTGACACCGGATATTTCCCAAGTCCAAGGTGCGGGAGCAGCAGCAAAAGCAAATATTGGAGCTGATGGTTATAATATTCCTGTTGCCAGAGATACTTTTAAAGCAGCTTACTCCAATGGCGTAGATATTTACTGGTCTGGGAACGGAGCAAATCCACCACCACCCCCATTTGCTGATCTTAACGAGGCACCCACGGGTACCAGATTATTGCTTGCCCGATCAGATGGAGAAATGGCGAACAGACCTATAGGTTTAAAATCCCGTTTGTTTTATGTAGAGACAAAGGGCACATATACAACCAATGCAGGCAAGTTACAACTGGCTTATTCCTATGGATTAGAATCTGATTTTGCATTACGAACAGCTGGTTCAGATGGTACTTATACACCTTGGCGATATGCTGTGACATCACTCTCACCAACCAGCTTAGGTTCGGCGGCATCATATAACGTCGGGGTGAATTCGGGTGATCTAATGGCTGTTGGAGCTTTTGGTTTAGGAACTAATACTCCAGATTATGGTCGGGTGCCTCTCAACATTGCTGAATACAATAATGGCCAGGTAATTCGATGTACTGGTGGAGATTCTACGGGACATGGCGAAGGAGTAGGTGATGCAATTGGTTTACCTGCAGGGACATTTGCCGCGCAGTACTTTACTGTGGGAGTGGCAAATGCACATGCCATGATGTACCCGATGAATGTGCGCCATAGTTTATATCATGGGACTATGACGGTTAACTCTGGTTCAATGAAGGTTAAGCGTTATTTTAAAATTCTGGATGAGAGTAATACGCAAACAGATTCAAATGGTTTTATTAAGGCCGCTTCTCCAGTAGTCAATCTTTATGCTGATCGAATCGAACCAAACGGTGAGGCTGAGGAACAAGAAATTAAGTTCTTCCGGAATGACGTAGGATGCTATCTCTTACAAGGTTCTACAGGTTTTGCAGAACAAGGTTGGTACATCGAGATGCCAAAGGATGCCAAAGGAAATATTCTTGTCAGTGTCGAATATCAGACTTTAGAAAATGGTGATATTTCCATTAAGACCTATAAGAAAAAATTCGACTTTGAATCTGCATCAATTGTTTCTGATCTTGATAAACCGATGGATATTCCAGAAAGCCGGTTTATTAGTATTCGACTTAATAGTTTGCCTGAGCCTGAACTGGAACCGGATGAGCCATTTCCTGAAACACCAGTTGAGTTCCAGCCAACCAATCTGGCTCAGGCCGTAGCTGCTGCGATGGATGGTGTGGAACCGCCTGAGATCAAAGAAGAACAGACAAACGAATCACTTTAATAGCCCGCTTAAACAGCGGGTTTTTTAATGCCTAAAATTTGGAGAACAATAAATGAGTTCAGGCGCAAAAATCCGGTTATATGCTTGTGAAGAGGCAGTGCTCGGTACCACTCCAGCAAATCCGGTGTGGTACACCGTTCGCCGTGTTTCCGATGGATTATCTGAAAACGTATCTACAGAGCAAAGCAATGAGGTAGTTGATTCACGTTTCCGCCAAGGCGCTTCGGTAACTGAAGCTGAAGTCACTGGCCAACTGGAATTTGAATTATCACTTGGCACTTTTGATTTATTCCTGAGTGTACTTGCCTTTAATAACTGGGCGGCAAATTCCTTAAGCTTTGGTGGCGGTGTACGTAAATCGCTGACCTTGGTTAAAGTCTATGAAGATGTTGGCCAGGTGTTCATCTATCGTGGTGTGCAGGTGAATACCGGTGAAATTACGATTCAGACTACAGGAAAGATTACAGGTAACTTTGGGCTGGTCGGTAGTTCATTCAGCCGTCAGCAAGTCAGTCCGGTAACCAATCCGGTACCAGCTTCAAGCCGTCCGGTTGTCAGCATGCCAAATGTTGAAAAATTACTGATTAATGGCCAGTCGATTCAGGGTAAAGCTTGTCTGCAGTCGCTCACCATTAACTTTAATAACAACCTGGAAGCGATCCGCTGTATTGGATCTGGCAAATATACGCCAGAATTTTACTTAGAGAAGATGATGGATATCGGTGTAAACGGTAATTTCATGTTCTCGGCAACATCTGCAGCCTGGATCGATGCAATCAAAACCCGTGATGTCTTCACGCTGGGCTTTGATATCACGGACAACAAAGGCAGTAAGTACTCACTGAATTTTCCGCAGCTTGAAGTCATGGAAGCCAATCATCCTGACGGCGGCGGTGATGACATCATCACGGTAGATATCAACTTCGCTCAGGTGCGTACCAGCCCAACCATTGTACGTGCACTGGTGTAGTAAGCGGGTATAACGCAATTATTCATTAATTCATAACCAAAGCCTATGTCATGCCATGGGCTTTTTCATTGCTTAAATTTTAGAGGTCGTTATGGCGTTAAAAGTTGGTATTGTACAAAGTTCGGAAGTATCTAAATGGTGCCAGTTCAAAAATGCTGAAGGAGTGGTTCAGGCTGAATTCAAGATCCGTGGCATTGCCTACAAGCCTTTTCAGGTAGCGATCGAACGGGCCGGTAATCAGATTACATCTAAAGGTTATGATGTTATGGCTACAGATCCAGCTGACAAGCTCTATCATGAGTTGCTTATGGATGCCTGTGCAGCGCATTTGATTGAAGACTGGAAGGGCGTGGTGTTTGCAGAAGTGGTTGATGGCCAGACAGTAGAGACGGATATGCCTTATACAGCCGAGAATGCTTCCAAGCTATTCAACCTTGGTGACATCGGTGTGGCCATCTGGTTGTTCGTTAAAACTGAAGCTCAGAAGATTCAGGAGAATGCAGACAAGGACAAGGCAGTTATCCTGGGAAAGTCATTGAGCTCTACAAATATCAAAAAACGTACGCATCGAAATCGCCGCACGAAATCGAACAAATCAAGTTCTTAGGTGGTCATATTCCTGAGCCACCAGAATCATCCTATGCAGCTGAATCAATTCTGCTGGCCTTCAGCACGATTTGCAGATCCAGACGATATGAGCAGGGTATGCC